TTTTATCTTGTCCCTTAATAGAAAGTAGGCGAGACCATTACAGCCCCGCCTTTGTAGATAGTTACCAACGATCTTCTGCTGATGCCATATCTTCGTAGGGTACATGCTCAATGATACCTAGCTTCTCTAGTCGTACCGAAGCTGTTGCTCCCTCACCGTAGATAGAGATCTTAACTTTAGCCTTGGTACCGTTACCTAGTGCACCGTCCTCAACGAAGTCCCACTGAGTATTGGTGGTACCTTTAGTCACAGCTGGAGCACCACCGAAGTCTTCGATACCTGATGGGTGGATGTTAGGGCGTTTAAGTTTCATACCCATGCGGTCATTAGCAGCTGGGATTGGCTTGATCATTTGGTTACCCATGGCTGTCTCAGGGAAACCCATAGCTACCATGCGGTTAACTTCTTCACTGTCTTTAGGTACAAACATAACGTTGTACTGACCTTGTGTACTCTCGTGGTATTCGGACTCATCCATGTTGTCCTTGAATACTCGTGCGTAATATAGTTCGCCTTCGAATACACCGTATTTAGATTTAGCCATGCTTAGTCTCCTTTGTTACATGTTAGATGGTTAGTAATAGCTACGATTGCTGCAAGTGTCAACACTAAAAGTACAGGTGACAGTGCGAAAATGTATGCAGATATTAGTGAGTGTCCTTCCAGTTGCGTCCGATGTCAGTCGAACCAGCTAATGGGCAGACCATATCGAACTTAATTCCTATGTCAACAAATGATTGACGTTGTATCTCACCTAATTTCTCAGCTGTTGCTAGGGTACCACATACCTCAGTCTGCCATTCATCGTGAGGCCATGTGACTAGCTTGAAGTCAATGCCCATCTGCTTAGCTTGACGTACCCACTGTAGTGCTGAGTGCTTCATGACAACTGACTCACCGTTCTGTAGCATACCAGCTAATGTCTTGTGCTCGGAGGGTACGATAACCTTACGTCCATCTAACCCTTTGAACCAACCACGTTTAGCTACGTGAGGTATGACCTTCTTCTTCAGGGTAGCTAAGCCCTCAATAGATTGTGTAAAGTTCTCAACAGCTTGACCTGCCTCACGTTGGTTGACACCTAGGATCTGTGCAATCTTAGCTGTACCTGCTCCTAGAAGGAAGGCATAGATGAATGTCTTTGCGTCATCACGTGTGACATGAGAGATACCTAATGCTTTCTTGTTGAGGTTATGGATGTCTGTCTCATCCTCTTTCTTACCTGACACAATAGCATGTACGTATTCCTCTGACTTCATCAGGTGTGCCAGTACACGTAGCTGGATACCTTCTGCGTCAGTACCTACTAGGTAGTTGCCTTCCTCTACCTTCCATAGCTCCCTGAACTGACCATCATACCGTGCCTTAACTTCTTCCACTGGAGTATGAGGTGTGCCATGGAAGGCTGATGGGATGTTAGCTTGGTTAGGTGCTGAGTGTGCCATACGTCCTGTCCATGCACCAATGTGACTGAACCTACCATGAATACGTTTGTCCTCACCACAGTGCCCTAGCCACTCAACCAGTGAGCTTCGGCGTCCCTCTAGTGTCAACCACTCAGCTAACCTCTTGCCGCCCTCAGGGGCTGTCACAGGGAGTGTGTTAAGGTTTACTTCAGACAGTGTCCATCCGTACCTTGCGAACTTATCGCCACGATCTTTGTTGATGTTTTTGTTCACGGTCATATTGTATGTGTCCTTTTGTTTTCTCTACTGGTGTCCATCCTGCTTCCCATAGGCGTTCGATACGCATCTTAGGGGAGGATGGTTTAAACTCTATCCAATCGTAGCACACTAACTCAGGTGGATTGTATGACCAATCAACTCTGGTATGAGGGTACTTCTCTTGTGCCTTTGTTACGTTACTCATTAGCCCACCGTCTTTCTTACGACGATACTTGATACGGTTAACCTCTTGTAGTTGAGGTGGGAAGTCAACTTGGAAGCCATCCTCTAGCTCGAACATGCGTAGCTCTACCTCATCCAGTAGTGACTCAGCCTTAGCATCATCGAAGGAGAAGCCATGTGCTGTCATCTCTTCGCATAGGATCTGGATGTCATGCTCACAACGGATAGCATCTTGCCACTCAGGGTCAGCTATAACCTTCTTGAACTTCTTGTATAACTGTGCAGTTACTTCAACATCCTGATGGCAGTAGTCGATCATCTCCTGTGTGAGTACCTCGAACTGATCGAAGCCAATCTTGAACTCACCTAGTCGTTGACCCCATGCCTTGAGGCTGTGACCCTTACCGTCTAGGGTGTAGTCAATAAGGCGACTGAGTATAAGAGTATCAAGAACCATAGAAGGTAATATGCATTCCTTTCTGACCAGCTTATTGATAACAGGGACATCGAACCCAATACCATTGTGGAAAACAAAAGTAGTAACTGTGCTACACCATCCAACGAACCGTTCCTCCTCTTCCTCTATGTGTGACACGTTAAGGAACTCGTACTTCTCCCCTGTGTCAACATCCTGTGCGCAGATGACATGGATACGTGTAGCATCTAGTGCATCTGTCTCTATGTCGATTGCTACTGTCTTCATCTCTCGTCATCCTCTTCATCATCGTAACCGAATAGTTCTTCTAGCATCATCATGATCACTGTCCATGGCCACACTAGGCTGTGCATGATAACACGTTTGATATTAACGTCATCCCTATCCATGAAGTGAAAGATCGTTAGCACGTGGACGTAGTGGAAGTAGATACCTAAGAAGTATATACCACCAGCTACGTATGCCATGTTAATATTGTCCATACTTTTCTTCCAATGTAAATGTGTTAGGGTTGAACTTGAGTTGACCTGCATACCCTGTAGGTCCAACGGGTCTGTTCTTTGTGACAAGCAACTGAGTTGTATTCCTTTCGTCTAAGTCTTCTGACATCTTGTCTCGTTGTAACTCAACGACAACTGATGCACGTTGTTCAATCATACGACAGTACTTGACAGCACCATCATCGTTTGTGTGTCCGATGGTAACGATCCCGATACCTAGCTCAGCTGCTAGCTTAGATAACCTGACAGATAGGTCAGCTAGGAATTGTTCCTTGCTCTCGTCACCACCCATGTTAGCAGCTATGTCTTGGATAGGTTCAAAGAATACGTACCGTACACCACAAGCCTGAGACAGGTAACGAATGTGACCTAGTATGTCAAGTGGATCGTCCTCATCGTTCAGGAAGAACTGATAGAACCGTTCGTTCTTTGTCAGGTTATGGATGGAATCCCTTACACCATCCTCACACTGTTCCTCTTCGATCAAGTCCTTACGTGTCACGTTCTTCTTCATGTCGTATGACACCAAGCCTAGTAGTGTACGCAGTTTGGTTTCTTCCATGTGCCATGCAGCAATGCTGATGTCTGGGTGGTTCTTCAGGATGTTATACTCAAGGTAACGCATGAACTCTGTCTTGCCTATGCCTGTCTGTGCCTTGAACAGTGTGAAGTGTCCCTGCATGAGGCCCAGACATAGGTCGTCAAAGTCACTGATGCCTGTAGGTACATACACATGGTCATCAGCTGAGTTATACATCTTAAGGAATTGATCAGATGAATTGATGATGTTCTCAGGTGTATACTTCTTGGCATTGAACCATGCACTGAAGTAATCCTTAGCCTTACCTGCCATCAGGAACTCGTTAGCATCCTTGTACTTGTCATGTTGTACACGGTACACCTTGTTCGGGTATAGGTTAGCTATGCGTTGAGCTACAGCATTGCCTTGCTCGTCATGCTCAATGGACAGGATGATCTTATCGAAGGATGACAACCAGTCAGCTGCCTTGGTCCATAGCTTATTGTTAGGGGTGGCTGATGGCAGTGACACAAAGGCTGTGCTATACTTAGGGTTCATGCACATCTGGTAGGCTGACATTGCATCTAGCTCACCCTCACAGATGGTAACGATCTTACATGCACCAGCATTCCATAGGTTCTGACCGAACAACTCATCTGACTTGAGGTTGGTAGCTCTGAACTCCTTAGGGAAGAACCGTGTCTTGATACCACCTGATGGGTAAGGGTACTCCTGTTTGATTTCCTTGCCTTGTGCATCAACAAATGTCTTGACACCGTAGAACTTGTGTGTCTGGTCACTGATGTCCCTGATCGTGCGGTACACAGGTGTCAACATCTCGGTTGGTACTGGTTTGATGGTTGCTTGTGGCATATCCCACTCCTTTTGTTCACCCTCAGTAGGGTACTCATCCTTTGCCCAGTCGGTCAAGGTATCCTTAACCCTTGGGTACTTACGTTCGCAGCTGTGACACCTACCTGACTGGCTTTCGGTGTTGTAGCTGAATGCATCCGTGCTCCCGCAGTCCTGATAGGGGCAAGGCTTATGGCTCATCCATGTCATGTTTCATTATCCCAGTAATCTTGTGTAAAGATCTCAACGATGACAGACTTTTCTAGTACCGTCAAGGAGTGCAGAGATACTTCCTCATTGTTCTGGTCGTATGCATCATACAATGTGAACTCAGGGTCAAGTAAAACCTCTAGCTCTGGACCTGTGTCATAGTCGTAAACATACCGTGCCTTACCTTCTTCATATAGTGTGCCATAGACGGTTATCGTTTGATCACACCGTGTGAAAGTTGTTTGGAATTCCATGTCGTTTTCCTCTTGACAGGTCTGAAAATGTTGTTACCCTAGGGCTTGTCCCTGACAAGGGTATATAGGTATTCTTTATCTTCTTCATATTGTTCTTCTTGATGGTCACCGTTACTGTCTAACCATATAGCCTCATCTATTTGCTTGATGGTGTTACGGTGGTATGAATGAAAGTAGAGTACTTGTTGTTTCTCTTGTGTCATAGTGTTGTCACCCATCTTGTCCAACACATCAAACAATGGTCATGGCCTAGCACCTTGTCAATGACAAAGCATAGGTTCTTCTTCTTGTCCCTCTTGCGTTGGTAGTTACGTGCACTGAACGTTTGATGTAGCTCACCCATTAGTATGACGTTGACTAATACCGACAGTGATATCCCTACCTTATACCAATACTTAATCATTTTGTTTTACCTTTACGTTTTTACCTAGAGCCTTACAGATTTCCTCCATAGTCATTTCTACAGTGGGGTCAGTCTTAGCTTTATGTTCTGCTTCTGTAAGATACTTACCGTTCAAGTACCATTCCTTAGTGCCATCAATATGCTCAACAGCAGGACCATCTTCACGGTGAAGCTTACCCTTTAAGTACCACTGCTTAGTACCAC